GGTTGGGGGAGTGAAGGTAGAATAGCGATATGAGCAACCCAATCGTGGAACTGGCCGACACCCAGCAGCGGCTTAGGAACACCCGTGTAGTAGACGTAGAGGCTATGCCGCCCTTTACGGCGGTAACTATCAAGGCCGAGCCGCCCTTAGGGTATTCTTCGGGGGAACGGCTCCTGGAGCTTCTTGGAAAGAACGTTCAGTTTTGGGATGATGACCGAAAGTTCACCGGGCGAATTATCGAAGTTGAATCCGGGCTGAAGCTGACCGCCAAGCTATCCCACTGGTATGTGACCCTACCGGCACTTAATGTCAAATGACCAATGAGCGTTAACCGACCAATTGCCCTTGAACACCGCCTTGCGCGGCCCGGTTATTGCGCGACATTTGCGCCAAGCCGATGATGGCCAGGACGGCTGCAACGGCGATAAGTAGCCCGATGAGGGGGCGATAGTCTACTGATTGAGATTCATTTTCCTTGACTGTCATGGGGGCCTCCTGTTTGATTGCATTGTATACGAAAACAAAGGCTATTGACATAGAACATTCGTTTGTTGTAACATAGCCACAGGCGGCAATCCGCCGAAAAATCAAATATCGTGGGCGGCACACCATAACCGCCGACAACGGATTCACCGTTTACGGCCCGCAAACTGAGATTAAAGCCCTCAGTTTGCGGGCTTTTTTGTTTTGCCAGGAGCAAGCGAATCATGACAGAAGAGACGACCCAGGTGGTCACCCCCGACGCCCAGGCGGCCGAAGGACAGCCAACAGCACAGGAACAACCGAACACGGATCAGGGTACGCAGTGGACGCCGGAGACGGCGGCTGCTGAGATTAAGGCGTTACGCGCCGAGAATGCCAAGCATCGCACGGCGGCGAAAGCGGCCGAGACGGCCAAAGCCAAAGCCGAGGCCGACGCGCTGGCCAAGCAGGGCGAGTACAAGACGCTTTACGAGCAGACGGCCGCAAAGCTGGCCGAGTACGAACCGGCGGCGACGCGGCTGGCCGAGGTCATGGAGATGGTTCAGGCAACCAACGCCAAGCGACTGGAGGCCATTCCCGAAGGAATGCGAACGCTCGTGCCTGAATATGACGACCCGTTGAAACTGAGCGCGTGGCTTGACGCCAACAGCGCCGTGTTGACCAAGACGCCCGCTCCCCGGCTCGACGGCCGCGCGGGTGGCAACAGCGGGACGCCTTCCGTGACAGATGAGGATGTGGCGGAGTTCGCCAACATGATGGGGATTGACCCCAAGTATGTAGACCGGGCGGCTCTGTCGAAATTAGCGAGGTAATAGCATGGCTTTTGGACGTAATACTACGAATGTACGCCCCTACGTCGTGCCCAGCGACCCCCGGACGGTTATCCGCAAGGGGACGCTGGGGGCCACGACCGAAGCGGGCGAGATCGTCGCGTTGCAATCGGACGGCAAATGGGATCCGGCGATTGCGACCAGCGTTGTCCTGTTCGCCGGTGTGGCGGTGCAGGGCGGCGGCGACGGCGACCCGGTAGACATCCTGCTCTACGGGCCGATCAACAACCTGACCGACGCCACGCCCGGCACGGCTATCTATATCGGCGACACGGCCGGGGAACCGTCGACCACGGCGGGAACCAAGTCGTTCATTATCGGCTTTGCGGAGTCGGCTTCGACTCTGTTTGTCAATCCGCAGCCGGTGGCGCTGTCCTAACGGGGGTATGACATGGCTTTGATTGGTAATCGCGACACTCGCGACAATGTTGTTCTGACCGGGATTGACCCGGCCCTGTTGGAGAACTACCGGCTGGCCGACGGCACGACCTATGAGCAGGTCGTGGCGATGGCGAATGCGGCCCTGAGTGGGTTCAACGCCGGGCTGGCCAATGACCCGTTCTGGTCGATGCTGGTTTCCTACACCGACCAGATTGATACGCGCTACGCCGTCGGCAACAGCGCGTCGATGGTGGCCCACACTGAGTATGGACGGCCCGACCCGGAGCGCGCCGAAGTGGCCGGCCACATGCTGCCGCTGCGCAAGTGGGATCATATGCTGGGCTGGACGGCCGACTACCTCGAAGAGGCGCGGCTATTCGATTTGCAGCAGGACTTGGCGATGGCGCTGGAAGCGGCTTCTAACCGCTGGCGTATCAGCCTCATCACCCGCCTGTTGAAACGCGGTGATGACAGCGGCGCGGCCAACGGCCTGTCGGCTACGGGCCTGTCGCCCGGCTTCGCCACGGCCGCCGGTTCGACCGGCGTCGACTTCGTGCCCCCGTCCTATGGCGGGGCGACGTTCACGAGCGCCCATGAGCACTATGTCACTATTGCCGGCGGCTCGTTTACGGCGGATGTCTTTACCGACGCCGCGAAGGAACTGCGTGAGCACGGCCATGAGCCGCCTTACGAGTTCCTGATCGGCCCGGTCGATGAGGCGACTGTGACCGGGCTGACCGGTTTCCTGAGCGTCAACGAAGCCCTGATTAATGCCGGTATCTTGTCGGCGCAAGTCAACTTCAGCGGCGAGGCTATCAACGGCAAGCGGCCGATCGGTGCCATTGGCGGGTTCCGCGTCTGGGTTGTGCCCGGCATGCCCCAGTATTACGGATTCGGGTTCAAGAGCTACGGCTCCAAAAGCCCGCGCAATCCGCTGCGCATCCGCGTGCCCCAGGGCCAGAGCGCGCCGCGTCTGCGTCTGATTCGGGATAGCAACAATCCCGGCATCGCGCCCGTCCAGAACATGATGACCCAGATCGCGTTCGGCGTCGGCGTCGGCGACCGTACCAACGGCACGGCGCGCTACGTCAATCACGCCGATACCTGGACCGACGGCGTAGCGTCTTAAGGAGGCTGTTATGGCACGCGAGAAGTATCCGCATAAGGCGCTTGACAAGCTGCTGAATGCCGACGCGACGCTGGCGACGGCCGACCTGAATACGCTGGCCGATTCGAGCGCAAGCGCGACCGACGTCAATCTGTTGGCGGGCGCGGCTACCAGTGGGCTGGCCGGTGTTCGGCGCAAGGTGACGGCCAGCGCCGTCGCTATGACCGGCATCGGCGAGGCCTACAGCGGCAGCGTCATTACCAACGAAGGCGCGGCCGACGCGCGGACGTTTGCCCTGAGCGCGGCCGTCGTCGGCGTTGAATTGACGTTCGTCGTCATGGCCGCCCAGGAACTGCGTATCGTCCCCAACGGGACGGAAACCATTGGCTTACCCTCGACCGGCGTGCAAGGCGCGGCCGGGAAGTACCTGACGGCCGACGCTGTCGGTGAATGGGTGAAGCTGACCTGCGTCAAGGCAGGCCAGTGGGTCGTCACCGGCTACTTCGGTACGTGGGCGCACGAGGGAGAGTAATGAGCGAGCCGATTGTCATCTATCGCGTGAAGGACGGTAAAGAGGTGGTTATCGCTTCCCCGTCCTACGCGGCCGAGTTGATTGCTAGTGGCGAATACAGTGATGGTTTCGTGAGTCCTCCTCAGTCTACCGGCGGTGCGGAAAAAGCGGATGTAGTGGAACCCGCGCCGCCGGTGGAGGGGAAGGGCAAGCGCAAGAGGTAGTATGAGCGACCGGATCAAACTGCACCCCGTGACCTACGCTGACTTCTGTCTGGGCAGTATCGCGACGGCTTTGGAGCAGATTGCCGAGGCGCTTGCGCCGAAGCCGCCCAAGATGACGCCGCTGCCGGATGACCTTCCGGCGCGCGACGCGTTGCATGAGGCGGGCGTCATCTGGCTGGAGCACGTGCCCAAGACGGCCGCGACAATGGAGGCCATCGGGCTGGACGGCGCTTCTATCCATCGCCTGTTGACGTGGTTGAAGGTGAACGAATGACCGCCTTAATCGACTTTGCGTCACCCGCCAATCAGGTGCGGCTATTGATAGCCGACATCGACACGACTAGCCCCATTTTCAATGATGAGGCGATTGCCGCATTTCTGGAATTGGAAGGCGGCCACGTCAAGCGGGCGGCGGCGCAAGCGCTGATGGTCATGGCGACCAACTACGTCGAGGTGCGCGGGCAGATTCGTTTGCTCGACGTATCGACCAACGGCCCGGCCGACGCCGACGCGCTGATGAGAATCGCCGCCGGTCTACGCCGCGAGGATGACACGACCGTTCGTTCGACGCAGATGTACCGGCTGACCGATAGCACGACGGAGTACACGCCATGAGCCTCGGCTCTGACGCCATTGTCCACCCCGACCGGCTGCGTTCGCTGCGGCGGTTCTTCATGACGCCGGTGGTCATTCAGCGGCCGACGGTGACGCTGGCGGCCAACGGCGAGCAGGTCACGACGTGGGCGACGGTCATTGCCACGCAGGGCAACATGGCCCAGCGACCGATGATGGAGCGGCGCGGGACGGAGAAGACGACGGTTCCGGGCGGCTGGTCGCTGAATCTCAAAGGCCACTATCCCGACGTTCGCAAGACCGACCGGGCGCTGGTCGGCGGCGAGGCTTACAACATAACCGATGTGGTCCACGATTCGCTGGGTGAATCGACGCGACTTGACCTGGAGTTGACGACACACTGATGAACGGCGCAACGGTACACGGCGTAGCAGAACTGGTCGCCAAGCTGACCGAAATGGCGGCGAAGGCGAACCCGGCGCAATGCCGCGCGGCGCTCATGGCCGGGGCGATGCCTATCCAGACGGTCGCCGTCCAACGTGCGCCGGTGCTGACGGGAACGTTGCGCCGGTCGATCCACACGGAGACGGCCGAAACGGAAGACGGCGCGGTGGCTCGTGTGGGCACGAACGTTGAATATGCCATTCATCAGGAGTTCGGGACGCGGCGCATGAAGGCGCAGCCCTACTTGCGACCGGCGTTTGACGAGCAGAAGGACGCGGCGCTGGCCGAGATCGAGCGCGTGCTTGCGAAGATGGTGACGCCGTGACGGATTTAGACGCGGGCTTGCGGTTGTTCCTCTTGCAGCACCCCGGCATTGCGGCCGAGGTGGGCGACCGGATTTATCCGCAGCCGTTGCCGCAAGGGGTGAAGTTGCCCGCGTTGACGTACCACGACGTGAGTGACACGAGCAGCCTGTCGAGCGACGGCCCGGATTGCGTGCAACGGCCGCGTTACCAGATTGACCATTGGGCCACGACGCGGGCGGAGGCCCGGCGCGTGGAACGGGCGACGCGACAGGCGTTGCACGGCTATGCCGGTTCATGGCCCGGCGGCGGCCGTGTGGGCGTGGTCAGTCGCATTAACGGATGGACGCGCTATGAGCCGGAAGAGAAGTTATTTCGGGCTATAGCCGATTATCGAATACTAGCATGGTAGGAGAGTGAAAGATGGCAGCTACGAGTATCGCTGAGCAAGCCGTCGCCGGGGCGTACACCAAAGAGGGCGGCACGCGGCTGGCGACGTTGACGATGACCGAGAGCGACCCGACGAACATGAATTCGATTGTCATGTCGACGGGGCGCGTCCTGGTTCTTTTCCAGAACACCGATGGCGTCAACGCCGAGTGGGTGACGGTCAAGTCCAGTAAAGACGCCTATGGCCGCTATGCCGACATCGACGAAGAGGACATCGCCGCGACGAAGTGGGGCGCGTTCCTGTTTGCGCCGCAAGGCTGGGAGCAGACGCTGGGCGGTCGCAATCTGTTGATTGACACCGAAAGCACGGATGTAGACATCCTGGCGATTCCGGTCTAAGGAGAAATGAGAGATGGCAACAATTAATGCCCAAACCGTGAACGGGCCGCACGTCGATGAGACGTCGACCGCCAAGCTGACCGAAGTCACCTGGACGGCCGCCACGACGACGGGCGACACGATTATTTTCCCGACCGGACGCGGGATCGTGATATTCCGCAATTCCGGGGCCAGCGAGCGCACGGTCACGATTGCCTCGAACTACGATGCTTACGGCCGCAAGGCCGATATCAGCGCGGTGGCGATTCCCGCCGGCGTGCTGCTGGGCTTCGAGTTTCGGTCGCAAGGCTGGGAGCAGACGCTCGGCGGGCGGGATTTGTCCGTCGTGTGCAACAACGCCGAAGTCGTCATTGCGGCAATTAGCTTGTAAAGGAAAAGTGAAACATGGCCGTTTGTGTGCCTCCAGAGGAGTTCGTCGGATACGGGACGCTTCTCCAGTACAAAAACCCACTGAATGACGAATGGACGACCGTCGCCGGGACGAAGGACCTGTCCTTCCCGAACGACACCACGCCCGACATTGATACGACTGATGGCTCGACCGGCGGTCGCTACCGGACTTACATCCCTAACCCGCTAGCCACGCTGGAGGCGATCACCTTTGAGATGAAGTTCCTGTGGAGCCAGTTCAACGTCTTGCAGCAGATGAAGGCGAATCGGACGTTTACCGAGTGGCGTTTGGTCTTGCCGTCCGACCCTCAAATTTACATGTCTTTCTGCGCTTTCATCAGCGCCATCAGCGGGAATGCGCCGATGGAGAATATCGTAATGGGGTCGATTACGCTGCGGCCGTCGGGCGCGCCGGCGTGGGGTACGCTGTAATGCCGGACGAGAGCAAGACGAACCAGCCGCTAAAGGGCGAGCCGGTAAAGGCTCAACCGCCGAAGGCCGACCCCCTGGCCGAGGCGGTGGCGTTGTTGGAGAGTGCCTCGTCCCTGTTGGAGAAGGCCAAAGGGCCGAGGCCCAAGAGCTACCGGAACATCGCCGCCCAGGTACGCGCATTGGCCGGCAAGCTGGCCGCGCTGTAAGGCGAAAACAATAGGAGGAAACGTTGAGCAAATACACGCCGTTATCGGCAACAGACCTGATCGACCTTGCGAACAATCGCAAGGTAGCGATTGTCGACCTGAGCGACGCCGGATTGCCCGGCATCGTGTTCGTGACAGACCTGACGGCCGCGCAACAGCAGACGCTGGCGGGCAAGATGAAAAACAGCCGTGTTCGGCAGAATACGTCGGAGAACTGGATCGAATACAACTGGGGCGACCTGGCTGAGGCCGACGCGGCCAAAATCTTGGAGATGTGCCTCGTCACTGACGAACAGGGTGGGGCCAGACTGGCGGCGATGTTTGAAGAGGCTGAGGCCGCGACCGACGAGCCGGTGAAGTTCATCACGGTGCCGTCCTCGGAGCTTGTCATGGTGTTCGACCAGATGGCGAGCAAGATGGGCAAGGGGTCGGCCGTGCGCGAGCGTCTCAATAGCCTCAGCAACGCGGCTACGTCGCTCATTGCCAAGAAGGTCCGTGAGATCAGCGGGCTGGCCAAAGACGAGGTAGACGAAAAAAAAGGCGACTGATCGATGACCCGTTGCTGCTGCTGGCCTATCGGCTGGTGGCGCACGGCATCGGCGGTCGCACGGTGAGGGAGTTACGCGATGGCCCACACGCAAACGACGCGGGAATGGACTATGACGAGTTCCTCACCTGGGCCGCGTACACCTCCATGTTTCCGTTCCCCGAAGACCGGGCGGATTTACACGCCGGGATGCTCATGGCGCAACAGTACAACATGCACCGGGGCAAGAACAGCCCGGCGCGGAAAGCATCCGACTTCATTCCACGCTACTACACCCCGGAGCCCAGCGCGGCCGACGACCGGCAGGCGCGGGCGGCAATGGAGGCGTGGTATCTGCATATGGGCGGAGACCCATCAGACCCATCTGTGTTGAGCTAATGGAGATTCAGGAACTTTACGTCACGCTGGCATTGAAAGCCGGTGAATTCACACGGGGCACGCAGCAAGCCGCCGCCGCCGCGCAGGAATTCGGCCGCAAGGTGTCGTCCGAGATGGGCACGACCATGCAGCGGGCGCAAAGCCGGTTGCGCGAGATGGGCACGGGGGCGGTCGAATTCGGCCGGAAGTTTGCCGGGGCGATGTCCAGCGCCGCAATGGCGCTATTGCCTGTGGGTGTGGCGATGGGCGCGGTCGTGGCCGGGGCGAAAGCCATGTGGGCCTCGCTCAATCGCGGCGCGGAGTTGGAACTAACCCGCAGCCGATTCGAGAACCTGACGGCCAGCATCGGCACGACGGCCGACGTGATGCTGGGCAAGATGCGCGCGGCCACGCAGGGCATGATCTCCGACGCTGAATTAATGGCGTCGGGCAGTGACATTATCTCACTGGGACTGGCCAAGACGGAGGATCAGGCGGTACGTCTGGCTTCCGTTGTGGGGCAGCTCGGCTGGGATATGCAACAGGTCATCCTCACGTTTGCCAACAATTCGACCATGCGCCTGGACGCGCTGGGGCTGTCGGTGGAGGCGGTTACCACGCGGGCGAAAGAACTGGAAGCGCAGGGCATGTCGATGGACGCGGCCTTCGACCTGGCCGTGATTGAGGAAGGCGAAAAGAAGCTGGATTTACTGGGCAGCGCGGCCGACACGACGGCCGGGCGGATCAAGATTCTGGAAGCCACCTGGGAGAACGCGGTCGATGCGTTCCATGAGGAATTCGCGTCCGGTCTGGTCGAACAGATGACCGCCGTCACCGATTCCATCGAACTGGTCGGCCCGGCGACGACGGCCGCGGCCACCGGCGCGGCGGCGGCCCTGTCGAAGATCGTCGGCCACATGATTTTCACCCATCCACTATTCCGCAAGCTTATTGAGATGGGCATCGAAGAGATAGAAGAGGAACGTCAGGCGGCGGCGGTCGCGGCTATCGGCGCTGAGATGATGCAGCTATCCGAACACTTGATAGCGGTCGCGGCTGAAGAGACGCGCGTGGAGACCCAAACGCGACGCATGGCCGAGGCGTTGAGAGATGCCAACATTAAGGCCGAGGGGCTGGATTGGGCGATGGCGATGAGCGCGCTGGCAATCGAGGATGCTGGGGAAGCCATTACCGACTACGCCACCGACACCGGCATCTGGGGCGACAACGCAGAGATTGCCCGCGTGAAGGCGCTGGACTTCGGCGCTGCGCTGGGCTACGACGCGGAACAGGCCGCCGCCGCCGCCGCTGCGCTGGAGGCGTTTAATACGGCCTTCCAGGGCGTCATCCAGTCCGGCGATTACACCACGAAACTACCCGGCGCGGATAAGCCGCTGGTATCTCCGGAGCGGACGTATAACGTCACGACGCAGATTAGCGGCCCGACGGCCGAGCAAGCCGACTTGTTGGAACGCTACGGCGATTTGGCCGAACGTGCCGCGCGGCGGGTGTCTGACCTCGAAGCCGGCATTGGTACGTTTGGCATGACGCAGGAACAGGTCAATGACCGGCTTGAGGACGCACGGGGCGAACTGGCCTACTATCAGGAACTCATGGGTGGCATCCCGCCGGTTGTGTCGGAAGTGTCTTCAGCGCATGAGGGGATGAAGGTCAACGTTGACGGCGTCAAGCAAGCCATATTTGACGAACTTGTCCAGATGGGCGCGGCCCCGGAAGTCATCACGGCCTATGGGGTGGCTATCGGTGTGATGTCCGAAGAGCAGGCCCGCGCCGCCCTGACCGCCGCCGCCGTGAAAATTAAGATCGAGGAGCTGGCCACGAAGATGTCTGAGGGAATGCCCATCGAGACGGCCCTGGCCGACCTGGATGAGTTTATCCTGAAAATGGAAACCACCGGCACGGCCGCGACGGAAGGGCTGGCCGAGGGCATCACCGAGGGGCAAGAGGCCGCTATCGACGCCATTGCCGAGGCCGCCAAAGAAGTCATCAAGGCCGCCAACAGCACCTTCCAGATTGAATCGCCGTCGAAGGTGTTTAGCGCGATGGGCGACAATCTGGGCGGCAGTCTGGTAACGGCATTCTCGGACAACATCACGGCGGCGCGGTCGACGCTGGAAGGGATCGGCGCGGCCGTTATCGCCGGGGTGAACGCCGGGATTGATAAGGCTAAAGAGTCTCTGAGAACCATGCTGTCCGGCGTGGCTACCCTCATCCCCGATTGGCTGAAAGAGTTTCTGGGCATCGCGTCACCGGCGCAACGGGTCATCCCTATCGGCATGGCTATCGGCGACGCGCTGGTCGTCGGCGTGCAAGACCGGATAAACGAGGCTATCGAGGCCGGGGAGCTGGTCGATATTATCGACGAGTGGCTAAGTACGGCGTCGGCTATGTCGGGCATTGCGTCGTCGTTCGGCAACGTGTTCGCTGACCAGGTGCTGTCGCCGCTGGAGGCCAACGTCAACGGGCTGCTGGATCAGATCGACGAATACACGCTGGCAATTGAGGACATCGCGGCGATGCTGGGCCTTGACCCCAATAGCGGCAACTTTTTCTTCGACCTGTTCTGGATGGCGCGAACGGGAACGGCCGAGCAGCAGGGGCTGGCCAATCTGGCGATGCAGCTATTCGACGACCGGACGGACTTGACCAACGAACTGGCGGCGGCGCAAGACGAGCTAATCGCCCAACAAGAGCGGTTGCTCGAATTGGAGCAAAAGCGCGCCGACCTGGACTTTCTGCGGCAGCAGTATGAACTTATCAAGATGATTCAGGACAACAACCTGGACGCCTCGATTCTGGAGGGGTTGACCTTCGGCGTGGACGCTGACGCTGGGTCGCTGATGGACGCCATGATTGAGGCTATGCAGCAGATGATCGGCGCGGTCGAGAAAGAGTTGGGCATTAATAGCCCGTCAACGTGGGCTATGGGCCTGATGCGTAATGTGTTTGACACGTTGGCGATGACGGCCGAGGCGGAATCTGACGCGCTGGAGCGCAGCGTGCGCCGGGCGCTGTCGCCAACGTTGGATATGGGCGACGCGGCCGCGGGCCGCAGCTTGCACACGGTGGATAACAGCCGGCGCGTGGTCAACTATGGCGGCATCCACATTAACGGCGATGGCCGCCGCCGGTCGGCGCTGGACGTGTTACAGGAACAACTTGTATGACGAAGATCGTGTCGGTTGGCGGGCTGGCGATGACTTGGGACGGCATCGAGAATCCCGACGGCGTCTATCACGCCTGGTCGGCTGATTTGCGTGACCAGCCGTCAGTGTCAGCCATTGTGGTTGAGCGCGGCCCGGAGTGGCCGATCGCCACGGGGGCGAAGCGCAACCCGCGAGGGTTTACCTTCTTTGTGCGGATCGTCAACCTGCTGGACGTGGAGGACGCCCACCGGCGGCTGTTTGACGCATTGGATACGTCTCAGACGGCGAAGGCCATCATTATCAGTGATGACGACGGAAACAACGCGCGGTACATGTACTGCAATTTTCAGACGCGCGAAGAGCATGATGAGTCGCGGGGGTCGGGGGCGATATTCGCGGTGACGGCCGTGGCGGTGGACGATCCGTATTGGCGGGCGATAGACGGCGTGACCGAGGCGATATATCTATCGGCATCGGTGCAGTCCCTCATCGTTACCAACAATGGCCACCTGGACGCATGGCCGGAGATCGCCCTTACGCCGACCGGGCCGAAGACGGGCGGCAAATGGCAGTATCGCCGGTTCGTGCCGCGCATCTGGCAGGCGGCGGCCGGGGTGACGAATTACCCGACGCAGCTATGGAGCGCGGATACGACCGGCTTGACGCCCGACAAGGCGATTGATGAAACCTCCGTCGGCGTCTTTGTCGACGGCATTGAGGTCGACCGCTGGTTCGGTGGAGAGAACGGGCAGGCGGGCGGTTTCGACAGCGCCACGACGAAGCTGTGGGCCAACCTCGATTGGCAGCCGGGACTGGTGGCAACATTGGCCGTAACGATCCCCAACACGCTGGCTTGGGCCAATGAGGTGCGCGTGGCTGAGGATATATCGGCCTGGCCTGAGTCGGGGCTGATCCTCATCGATGACGAGGTATTTCGCTACCGGCGCAAAGACAACGAGCGGCGGCGGTTCCTGGACGTGTCGCGGGAGTACGGCGCGGCGCTGGAGACCCACTTTGCCAACGTGTCGGCCGTTTACTGGCTACAGCACGAGATATTTATCGCCTACTCCCCGGCGACGGGGCTGGCTAAGCCGGCCGAATTCGGGCGCAAGCCGCTCATCGATATGGGCGAAAGTGACAACCTGAATTGGGTCTGGAAGGGTGACTTCGGCAGCGCGGTGCATCCGGGGCGGCCGGGTCAGTGGCGGTCAATGACGACGCTGCTGCCGTCATCAGAAAGTGAGGTATTCACCGGCGATGAGATAGGAGCGGAGAGTGATCCCTATGACGTGATGGGTATCAAGTCAATCGGCAAGGCGTCGTGGTGGCAGTTCGACCATCCCGGCTGGATTAGCGATTTTGATATTGATGTGGAGATGAGTGGTACCGGATCGGTCTCCGCCACTGTGATGGTTAGCAACAACGGTGGCACGACATGGAAGGCGGGCGGCGGCCAGACGCTCAATAACCCGTCATGGGGTACGGCGACGGTGGAGCCGGCAGGTACGCTGCCGTTTAGGATGAACACCATATCATTGTGGAAAGGTTCCCCTAATATCGGCCACGCCATACAAGCGGTGGAGGTGAAATTGCACTTTGTCGGCGGTTCGGTTGTCGCGTCCAACAATCATCTGCCGGAGCAAGCAAACTACTCGCTAGATATGACCATTATCAATGAGACGACGGGGGAATCTATCCGTCTGGATATGCCGGTCGGGCTGTCGATCTATGACCGGCTGTTCATCAACGCCGAGGAGCATACGGTCGGCCGTCTGACGGACGAGATCGACCGGGTTTATTACACCAATCTGTATCGCATCATGACGAAGAATGACCGCCGACTGCACATGCTGCGACTGGTGAGCGGCGGGAATCTGCTGCGGTTTGTCGAGGACGGTTTGAGCGATATGGACGCGGCCGTCACTTTCACAAAGCGCATGTATTTTTAGGAGGCCCGGATGGCACGGTTTGCGACGACACTCATTGACAGCATGTTGGCCGTTATCGAGAGTACCATCTCGTTGGGCGGCACAGCAGCGCCGCAATTGTGGCTATGGTCAGGCACGCGGGCCAGCAACATGGAGGATAACCCCTCCGGCGATTTGTTGGCGGTACTGACTATGCCGACAGACTGGCTGGGAACGCCCAGCAATGGGACGGTGGCGAAGGCCGGAGCGTGGTCAACGGCCGCGGCCCTGGCCGATGGGGAGGCGTCCGTTTACCAGATTGTTGGCTACGGCGGTACGGTCTGGCAAGACGGCACGGTTTCGGGCCTGGACGGCGGTGGTGAAATTAAACTAACCACGACCTCAATCGTCGAGGGGCTGCCAGTCGCTATCGATTCGTTTAATTACGTCGGGCCGAATAACTCTCTCTAGCGATATCCCATGGCGACCTACTACGTCGATGCCGTCAATGGCAATAACTCGAATAGCGGCAGCAGCGGCTCGCCGTGGAAGACGTTGACCAAGGCCAATTCGAGTATCGATGCCGGTGACACGGTGATCGTCCGCAACGGTACATACGTTGAGACGATTACCATCACGAAGGCCAACACGACGTGGAAGGCGGCTCCGGGGCATGAGCCACTCATTGACGGCGGCTGGGGGCCGCACTTGATGAGCGGCAACAAAATGCCGCTGCCGGGCACGCCGAGCGGTACGCTGCCGGCCGCGGGTAAAGACGGAAACATGATCACCGTCCGGGGGAACGGCACGATCATCGATGGATTGCATTTCCAGAACAGCGGCGGCTCGGCCGTTGGCATCGACGCGCCCAATGGAGTCATCGTTCGCAACATCGTCTCTACATTTTCCAACAATTGCGGCATCAAAGTTCACACGTCGTCGGGTTGGGTAAATAACGCGCTTATCGAAAACAACGTCATCACGCGAGGCGGGGCAGGCTACTTTGCCATGCCGAACGGCCAAAAAACGTGGGGCGCGTCAATGGCTATCACGCGGGCGCGCGACACCATCATCCGCGGCAACGTCATCGCCTACTCGCACGGCGAAGGTGTCGATCTTCAGCACGGCTCGGAACGCACGTTGTTTGAGAATAACGTGGTTCATGACAACCGGATGGTCAACATCTATATCCAGCGGTCGAGCTATAACGTCATCCGGAATAATTTTATTTACGTGTCAGGCACGCCGGGCAATCTGTCGTCAAGCGGCTGGGGCGCGAGTGCGTTCTCCATCGGCGATGAGTCATCTCGGGTTCAATCTCAGTATCCAGAAAGCCGCTATAACCAGTTTTACAACAACATCGTGGTCAATTGCGGCCGTCTGTTTGCGGTCTACAGCACCAATACCAGCGCGTCGTATGGCAATAGCCGCCTGCGTGACAGCTACATCGGATTTAACACGTTTATCGCCGGGCCGAACACGAGCTACGGATTTACAATTGCCACGGCCCAGCCGGGCTACCCCCACGAGCGCAATCTCGTCGAGAACAATATCATCGACTTCACGAACGCGCCGGGCGGTCAGTTGATTAGCTCCGGCGGTGGCACGGGCATTGTCTGGCGCAACAATGTGTGGAGTACGCAGCCGGTCGCATCAATGCGAGGTTCGGGCGACCAGTACGGCAACCCGAACCTCTCCAATCCATCGGCCAAACCCCCGGACGTCTATCCTGACGTGGCGTCGTTCAACATCGATAACTACAGGATCACGGCGTTGAGCACGCGGGCGATTAACAATGCGTCAAACGGCAGCGCGGCCGGGGGCCAGACGCCGCCGGCAACACCGCGCACGGTGGATTATTTCGGCAAGCCGCGCAGCAATCCCGATATCGGCGCGGCGGAGTGGGTGGCGGGCGGTGGCTCTCCGCCGGCCGCGCCGACGGGGGTGACGGCGGCCGAGCAGGGCGCGTTGTCGATCCTCGTCGAGTGGGGTGAGGTCACGGGAGCGTCATCGTATCAGGTGGAGCGGTCGGCCGACGGCGCGGGCGGTTGGTCGGCCGTGGCGACGGGCCTGGCCGATGAGTTTTTCCTCAACACAGACCTGACGCCAGAGACAACGTATTATTACCGCGTGCGGGCGACTAATGTTTACGGCAATAGCAGCCCCTCGGATGTGGTGAGCGCTACGACGGATGAGGCCGAAGGTCCGCCCGACCCACCTCCGGGCGATGGGGAGTTTAACGGCACAGTCACCCAGTCATCCGACGACGCCTACCAGTCAAACACTGGCACCGTCACCACCAACGGCACAACCATCGGCCTGGGTGGCCCCGCATTGTGGGGCGGCTTCCGCATCGCCAACGTCACCATTCCTCCGGGCAGTATCATCGACAGCGCCATTGCCAGCGTGGTGCTGACGACATCGGCCAACGACTCACCCGCCTTCGACATCTACGGCGAGGCGGCCGACAACGCGGCCACCTACTCCGGCAGCAGCAACGAAATCAGCAACCGAACCACCACCACCAGCAAGGTCAACTGGTCAGGCACCGACATCGGCACCGGCCGCAAAACGATTGGCGACCTGAAGGCCATCGTCCAGGAGATCGTCGACCGGCCGGGCTGGTCATCCGGCAATGCTATGAACTTCATTTTCGACGCGCTGTCGGGGGTGGCCTGCACGATAGCCGCCTACGACGGTGACCCGGCCGACGCGTTTCAGATCGACATCAACTATTCGACATCGATAGTCGGACCGCCGCCGGAGCGGTTGATACTCCAGGTCACTCATGGGTCGGACGACGCGCTGCAGACGGCGGCCGGAGAGGTGATCGTCGACGGCGAGGTTCTGAAGTCGGGCGGGGCGGCGACGTGGATTGCCGTCCGGTTTCGCAATGTCAACATGCCGCGGGGGACTGTGCCGACGGCCGCTTACATCACGGCGCAGTTCACAACCGGGGCCAACGATTCGCCGAACCATGACATCTACCTGGCGCGGCAGGGCCACACGTCGCCCTTCACCGGGGTGGATGGTGAAATTAGCAACCTGCCGCGAACGACTAACAAGGCAACGTGGACGGGTACGGACATCGGAACGGGCCTGAAGGCCAGCCCGGATTTCGCCGACGCGTTGGCCGAAGTGTTTGCGCTGGAGGATTGGTCCGTCGGCAATTCGCTGACGGTTATCCTGGACAGTTTGGGCGGGACGGGCACGGGCATTTGGCTGGCGGCATTCGAACACCCCACCGCGCAGCCGATTACGATGACGATTGAGTTTGAGCCGGGGGGCATCGCTGGGGCGGGGGAGGTGACGATTGGCGACATTGTGGTCGTGGGCACAGGCACGGCGACGGTTGGCGACCCCATCGAGGCCGACGGCGAGGTGACGCTCGGCGATTTTCGCGTTGTCGCGCGGGGCACTGTGGGGGTAACGGCCGACATCTTCATGCCCGACCGGTCATACGTGAACGGGCTGCACACATCGATTGTCGTCGCTGACCATTACGGCGTGCCCATCGGGGAACTGCCGGGCGAGATCGAGAGCGTGGCCTGGAAGTTGAATGACGCGGGGCAAGCGCGGTTGGTCGTTCCCCATCCTGGCGTGGCGGCCGATCTGGTGCAAATTGGCAACCGGCTGCTGATTGAATTTGACAACGGCCTGCCCTCCTGGACGGGATTCATTGACCCGCCGCGCCGCTGGGAGCATGGCCGATTGACGTTGACGGCATATTCCGGCCACCGGCTGACGACGCATCGCGTGACCGGTCGCGATCGGCGATTCACGGCGGCGACAGCGGGCGGCGTGCTGATGGCACTGGTGCAGGAGCAGGCCGCGCCCTCGGTGGTACTGCCGGGGGCGATCTGGACGGGCGGCGCGACGTCGGGGCGTGAGTACCACTATGAGTCGCTGCACGAGGTGCTGGCCGATTTAGTCCAGACGGCCGGGGTGGATTATGACGTGACCGGCGCAATTGAGAACGGGCGGCTGGTGTTCCGAATCCACCTGTATGAGCGGCGCGGGCGAACCCTGCCGGACATCTATCTGTTGGAGGGTCGCAACATCGCCGTCAACGCTCTGGAGGAACAGGGGCCGATCATCAACGAATGGCTGCTGGCCGGGGCCGGGGTGGGATGGGGCGAGACGGGACGGGCCTACGCGCGGGCGCGTGATGAGCGCAGCGCGGCGGGGCACGGGCTACGTCAAGACTCTGAGGTGCTGGCCGATGTGGCCGAGGCTGAGGCATTGGCCGCGCGGGCGCAGACGCAACTGAACATGACCCGCGACTTGTACGCGGCCGTGTCGCTGACGGCGCTGAATCTGCCGCCGGGGGCGTTTGGCGATTATGACGTGGGAGATGTGGTCAATGTGGAACTGTATACCGTGCCGTCGGGCGGGCTGGCCGGCACGCGCCGGGTCGTCGGCGCGACGGTGGGTGCGAGGTGCTACTGCTATGAGCCAGTTAGACCGGCTGCGGCTGAGCGGTAATTTTCTCGACCGGCAGGACGAGGCGGCGCGGCGCATTGACCGCCAGGTACGAACGTCGCCCGCGACCGACGGCCGGGGGCGTACGTTCTTCGGCGGGTTGCTACTGGCGATCGCAGACGCCGAGCCGGACGCTCCGCCGCCGGGCTACGTGCTGGTGTTCGCGCAATTGGACAATGAGGACGTGTACCTGCGGGCGATGGACGCGGAGGGGACGGTAATTGAGTTGGGGGACTGGGCGGCATGATGAGCACGGCGGTGGCGATCCTGCGGGTGGCGAATCTGGCGTTGATGGTGGCGACGCTGGTTTTGTCGCTGTATGGGATGTGGCGCTATTGGCCCGTCTTTCGGGGGGCGTTTGTGCCGCCGCTGCTGTATGCGTCGGGCGGGATTGTGCTGATCGGGGCGACGCTGTCGGGCGTGCTGTCGCTGTCGGAGGCGCGGTTGTGGTGGAGCGCCCACGCGCTGATCGGGACGACGTGCATTTGCGGCATCACCGTCATTTTGATTATGGACGGTTATGGCGATGAGTAATGGATGGCAGATCGTGATGGCGATCCTGGTGACGGTTGGAACGGGGGCGGGGATTTGGGCGGCCGTTCATGCGGCGGCGGTGGCGCGTCGGAA